CTAGCGTATGTGTGATTAGTGCATACTAGTCCAACATTGTGACTACCAAACATATTAACACAATTACGAACTAATGCTGTCAATGCTTTAGGCTTACGGCCCATGTCGCCTTTAAGGTCACCTGCTTCAAACTGGTTGATATCGGTTGGGGTAAGTAACATACCCAAGCTGTCTATGACAAACAAGACCTTTGGACGCTCTTCCATTACTTTATATTCTTTCATGAATTCGTGGATAGTTCTTGCCACGTCATCAATCATAGCCATATTAAGTTTAAGAAGTTTATCTTCGTTAGTATCAACGCCTAATGCGTGTAACCAACTTTCATCAAGTGCATTTTCACTATCGATCAAGATAACATAAATGCCTTGCTCTTGTGCGTTCTTGACAATGTTGCCAGAACAAATATAACTCTTACCGGCGCCTGATTCGCCAGCAAATACAGTGACCTTACCTAAAGGAATACCTTTGTGGAAGTCGCCGCTGATTAGATAGTTCAGTGCAAAATTGCCTGTGCTAATCCAATCTGTAGGATCGTTAAATCCTACACCTAGACCATCAATACTTTTAGTCAAGGTTTTACGAAATTTCGATAAATCGAAGGCTTTAGTTGCCATAGTTATTTTCTCCTTAAATGATTATAAAAGGGGGCGAACCCCCTTTTATTAGCTAGCTTTACGATTACGAATCATAGCCAAGATGTCATTGGCCTTAGAATCGCCAGAAGATTTAGTTTCTTCTACTCGGGCTTTAGGAGCTGTCGCAGTTATTGGCTCGTCATCAAAGTCATCTGCTATCACTGGGGTCGGCGCTGCCTTACGTGCAGTATTAGGATCACCAGTGTTCTGACTCATGCCAGCTGGTTTAAAGTATTGTCCCCAACGGTCCATGTCAAAGGCATCGCCATTAACACTTGCTTCGAACATTTCTTTAATAACCTTAATTTCAACATCACCTGGTTTCTTAGGCAAATAGTCACGAAGATTAAACAAGCCATTTGCTGTTACTGCTGCCTGCTCGTTGTCACTTAACGGACGCTCACGGCGGCTCCACTTTGATGTAGAGTAGTCAGCAAATCCACCTTTGCTAGTTTTGATCAATTTAAAATCAACACCATGCAATGCATCTGTTGGCAAATCTTCCATTTCTGGATCCATCAATGCGCCACGGATAAGTTGAAAAATCTGTGGGCCGATAATGAATCGACGAATTGGATTCTCAGGGTGACTTTCTTCTTTAAGCCCGTCCTCGACTACAAAGCCCTGGAAAATGTAACTACGTTTTTTCCAATACTTACGACCTTGGTCTTCTAAGCTAGGGTCTTTAAACCATGCACGAACTTCTGATAAGATCGGGCAAGTTTCGCCATACATTTCCATACAAGGAACTTGAACGATAGCCTGACGGTTATCAGTCTCGCCCTTAACTCCGGCGAATGGCAATTTGATCATTGCACGTTCGGTCCAGAAAAATGTATTGTCGGGGTTACCGTCCGGAAGGAAACGGACTACGGATTCAGATCCTTCTTTGAGATTCCAGAAGGGATAAATTGAATTATCTCCGCCTGTTCTAGTATTGCTGTCGCTTGTGCGACTTTCTTGTTCTTTAAGTTTTGCGCGAATTTCAGCTAACGATGCCATAATGAGCCTCCTATTTAATGTTAAGCCTTTTTTGCCTTTAATTGTTTTACAGAGTGTAAAACAAAAAGTGCATATACACAGTATACGCACTTTTATTTATGTTTGCAAGAGAAATCTTGCTTTTTTTGTGATTAGTTTTGCCGTTTATCTTAAACCAGATAATTCTCTAATTCTTGCAATTTCTTCCTTGGCAGGCCTATAGCCTGGAGGAGGTGCTGAACCACCATCCGGGTCTTGTGGGACACCTTTGATGTTTGGTTTGAAGTTAGGATTAGTTGGTCCAGGTGCAGACGGTGACCAAGGTTTGCCTTTATTTGGCCCTGAGGTAATCTGCATAGCAGTATCTACTTCACGTTTAAAATTAGGATCAGTTTTATAACGTGGATCTAACTTAGCTTTTTCTGGTGTTGTTCCAGGCGCAACTGGTTTAACATTGGCAGTTGGGCCTTCATTTGGACTTGGTGGAGGAACTCCTTTATCTGGACTTGCTACCCATACTCCGTTTTGAATACTACCTTCTTCCATTTCAGCATCCATGCCGGCTAATTTTTTCATTCTATATGTTTCATATACAGAACTTAATTTACCCACTGTTTCTCTGCAATAAGTTTCAACGGCCATCTTGAATCGCTCGTCATCTTCCTTGCCGAACTTTTCACACATGTCCTTGGTTACTTTAGTAACAACCCCTTCTTCACCTAATGGGAAAGGTCCTTGATCCATTCTTTCAGGAACAAGATTTGTAAAACTCTTTACCATTTCTTGAATTTCTTGAGCTAATGATTTCTTTTTAGCCTGTGCCATGCCACGTTGAGCTAAGTGTTTAGCTGTGGAATATCCTTGTCCATGCTTACCAGCAACTGCGCTAGGATTCTTCTTTGGAGGATCTGGATCGAACGGAGGATCATTGTCATCTGACTTTTTATTATCTTTATCTGCTTCTATTAGATTAAATGCTGATAGTGCTTCAGATAAGCTGTAGCTTTTACCATTGATATTTAAATTAATAGAATCAAAATCTTTTCCGCTTTGTTCAGCCAACGATTTTATTTTTCCAAGGCGTTGCTCTAAACTACTCTGCCAACTTTCTTGTTGTGGTTGTGGTTCTTCAGCTGGTGCTGCTTCTGGCGCTGGCTCAGCGGCTGCTGGTGCAGGTTCTGGAGCAGCTTCTGGAGGTGCTGCCTGTGGCTCTGGAGTGAAGTCGACATTACCACCATTGTCTGCTAGCATTTCAGGTGCTTTGAATTCTAAGTAGGCTTGAACCAATGGCCATAGTGGAGTGTTTGAACCGTCACCTTGGTCTGCACGATCTTCAATTTCTTTCATTAATTCATCGCTGCCAAATACTTCAGCTACTAATTTTTTTCCATTTTCTCCGCTTAAACCTAGAGTTGCATCCGGGTTTTCTGCAATCAATTCGTTTAACTTTGCAATAGCAGTTTCTACCGCAGTAGGATCATTGCTAAAAATGCCAGTGTCAGCATCTTCTTTAACAATGTTATCTACAAAGTTTTCTAGGTCTATTAGTTCTTGTATTTCTCTATCTGGCTTAATCCCAGAGTTGCATCTGGATTTTCTGCAACTAGTTCGTTTAACTTTGCAACAGCAGCTTCTACTGCGGTAGGATCGTTGCTGAAAATTCCAGTGTCGGCATCTTCTTTAACAATATTATCTACAAAGTTTTCTAAGTCTATTAGTTCTTGTATTTCTCTGTCTGGTTCATTGAATTCTTGAACTTGTTGGATACTGCCTAGAATATCTTCTGCACTGATATTCTTTGTTGGAAGATCTGATTCTTCAATGATGTTAAACAAATAAGGAAACACAGAAGTTAATTCTTCATTGAATGTTTTGATAGTTAAACGATCAATCCATTCGTTTTTAACATCTTCAGGAATTTCTCTTGACTCTGCTTTGTTGAATCCTTCAACCCACTCAGCATAATATTTTTTACTTTGTAGGCTGTGAATCTCTTTTTTAATACCTTCGATTCTTTCAAAGACTTTGTTAGTGACAGCTCCCATGGCTTCTGAAACCATAGGACTACGTGTAACGTAACCTTTAAACATTCTTAGTTTGTTAAGTTCTTCTGACAGGCCGATCATGTATTGACCTACGTCATCATATGGTGTGCCACCGCCGATGATGTGTGTTGCTAACGCACGAGCTCCGTTCAAATGTTTGTAAGGATAACGGAATCTTTCACCGGCAGCATTTTCAATAAAGATACTTTCAATGTGCTGTGTTCTTCCGTTGGCTGCATCATAGTTAATTGGTCTAGTATGCTTGACTATCAGGGTAGCTTCGCCTAGGTCTTGATAACTGGTTTTGCTAGTGCCTACTAATTTTGACTCTGTCATTTTGCTTTCTCCGACTTCTGTTTTTGGCATAATTTTTTTGGTGACAATTTTAGGTCCCTTGAATTTAATAACGTGTTCTGTAGCAAACTCGCTCATACTTTTGATAAAATCATACCATATGTCTTGTTCTTTGTTGCTTTTACCTTCTACAGGGTCACTGTAAGTTTTAATTTGCAGGCCGTCTTGGTCACCTATTGTGATAGTAACAGGTCCAAAGTCTATGCCGTCACGGGCAAAATTAAAGTCAAAAATTCTGGCATTTTCTATTTGATCGTCCATTGTAGGAGGAATCGATTGATTATCCCTGTCCTTGTATTCAAGGTTAGGAAAGTCTCCGATCTTGTCGATCAAGTCAGTAGCCACACGATTTAAATTAGTTTCCATATTTCATATTTATCAGATAGTGCTAGAAACAAATATCGGCATTGGGGGATCAAAATCCTCATCTTCCCAAGCGTCTCTAGAGCTTATTCGTTCAAAAACCCTGGGATCCCAGTCAGCTAAAATCTGTGTCATGCGCACACTTAACAGCAAACTAGATACTAAATCGTCATATTCGCCGACTTTTGCTTTAAATGTTACGCCCGATGCAATAAAGGCTTTTAGCTCTGTAATAAGGGGTTTTGATTTTATTTTAATAGTGTTTGATTCAATTAAATGTTTTAACCTAGCACACGCACCAATTTTACTCTTGTGTGTGGTGTTAAAACCTTTACGGAATCTACGCACATGTCCTTTTCTAATAGGTTCGCTGACAAATAATCCAGGAAAAGATTCTTCCCCTAGATCTTTAATCACTACTAGTCCAGCTTCACCTATAGTGTTATTTTCAATTGACCAATAAATGTCATTGGCATTTTCAGGACCTATTGTAGTAGAAATATAAGTTAATATTTCTTTTATAATACGTATTTGACCTTGTATTGGTGTTTCATTATGATGCCATTCTGCCACCTGATCAAAGCTAGGTAATTCTATTACTTCAATGGCACTGTAGTTACCGCCGGTGCCTAATGCAGGATCTAAGCTGACAACATATATATTTCCAGCAATGGGTTTCTTATACCATCGAACTTGTCCCATTTTCATTATTGGTTCTTGGCCTTCCAATCCAGCTAGGCACATACTGTTGATCAGTGTTTCGTCAAAGATCAAGAATTCACAATTATATTCACGACGGAAACGTTCTTCACCTATGCGACTTTGTTCTTGTTTTGCCCATGCTTCGTCTCTATCAGGGTGTTCATTCCATTGGCATGTAAACGGATGGAACCCGTTGCTGCCTATTCCTCCAGGACGTTCATTGCCAAACTCATCAAACTTATTACTGGCTTCTTTCCATATTCTACTAAACTCATCTTCGTCACTGTTTGGTGTGCTGGTAATAATAGCACGACCACCTGTGGCCAGCGTAGGTGAAATAGACGTCCAGAATTCTGTGGCAATGTTAGGTTGCACAAAGGCAAACTCGTCACAGTATAGTAACGAGATAGACATACCACGACCAGTATTTTCAGTAGTAGTGCTTGATACAATACGACTGCCATTGTCAAATTCTATGCTGCCTTTGTTGTAGTTTGTCACGCCACAACGGATATGATCGGGACACAACTCATAAGCATATCTTATACGTTGCATGATCTCCTGTGAGCCTGTGTATTTGTGTGCGGCAATCAAAATAGTTTGATCTGGATTAAACATTGCATACCATAACAAATACCCGGCTGCTGTGGTAGTCTTGCCCATCTGGCGGGGCAGCATGTTTATAGTAAATCTGTGATTGTGATAAGCGTCTAATAGACGTGTTTGAAATCCAAAAGGATCAAACAACATCTTACCTTTAACAGGATGCTGAATAAAGAAAAAGTTATTGGTAAAGTAATGATAGCCGGCAACCGGATCAGAACATTCCAATAATTCTTTTACATTTTGTTCTGTAAAAGTTTCTTTTTTGTGAGCACGTTTAACTAAAACGCCATCTAATGATTTTGAAGACATACTGTATTTACAAATAACAAAGCGGGCCGAAGCCCGCTTTGGACAATGATAATATATTATCTATACTGTTGATATTTTGCTTCTAATCGGCGTTTTACTGATTCTGGCAATGGATTGTTACCAGCAGTGGAACCTTGTTTAATTTGTTGTTTTGAACCATTAAGTCCACCGCCGGCATCAGTGGTAACTGCGCCCACGTCGTTGTAATTTTGGTCAGGCTCGTTGGCAAAAGACTCATCTTCTGGTTTATCTTTAGGTTCTTCTTCTGGACCATCCATAGGCTCGTCGTCTAATTCTGAACTGTCGGGGCCGCTGTCATTGCCCGGTAACATATTTTTATTTGACATGCTATCGTCACTGCCGCCATCGTCTTGACCAGTTAATCTTAGCATCTGTGCTAATTCATCACCACCGTCTGCACCCATGTCATCCATGTCATCCATGGCGCCAGGAGTGGCAATGCTAACTGAATCAATACCAGGCATTATCTCTTGTCCGCCGTGTTCACCGTGATCTTCGATATTTTTAAGAATTGCCATTAAGTCTCGAATACCGCCAGCACCGCTGCCACTCATGTTAACATTCATATTAACATTGTCTTGTTGTGGCATTGGATTGGACATAGGGCTAGTCATAGGACCCATACCACACTCTTCGACGATGTCGTCGTTGGTCTTTTTATCTATCGCCGCAATTTTTCTATAAAGCTCATTGAAGTTCATTTTATTTTCCTTTGTAGGGGTCGGGGATCTTGTTTTGACGTGACCCTACCGGACTAATGCCTGGCTTTACGTCTGCCGTTTTACCTGCTGATTCTGTGGGAACAGTTTTAGCCAGTAGTTGATCGTTTACACCAGCAACTGGTTGTAGTGTGTGTTCTTGTTTGCCTAATTCTTTTAAGAAGCTTACCACATGCTTCTGTCCAACCAAGTCTTGATTGTTTTCATCAGCATAGTCTTTTAGTAAGAAACTTTCGTCACTGGCTTGATTGTGTTCTAAATTCAAGGCCATTTCTGCCATTTCGCCAGGAGTTCTGACTCTAATCTTTGCTGGACTAATTTGTAGTTGGTCTGCTAGTAGTTCTGTTAATACTGCACTGGTAGTAGGATATTGTAGATCAACTTCGAACACGTGAACTTCTACATTCGAGTGCCCTGGAAAATCTAAGGGCATTGCTTGTATCGGTGTTTTTTTACCTTTACTAAGTTTGTTTACTGTAAAACGGTGCATGGCACTCTTCATAATTTTATCTGCAGACTCTGACAAGTCTCCACATACTTTTATAGTAAACGGATAAGTTTTTTTGCTCTCGGCAATATATTCTTGAAATGATTTCATGTGACAATTCCTGACAGTATATTTATTTCATATTCTTAAGTTTTTCCACCAAGCTATTTCGGTCACTGATTATGACTCCCTGCCCTTGAATTGCGTTATCTTCTGGGTTAATTTCTTGGTCTAACTTTTGCTTCTTTAATTGCAGTTCAATCATTTTAAGTTTTTTATCTAACTTAGCTGACTTTGCATCAATGGCATTTTTTAACATAGTGCCTGCAACTTCAAATATTCTTCCGCTGTAACGTGCTTCTACGTTCATGCCTAAATCCATTAGATCATCATAGGCATCTGTGGCTCGCTGTGCTAGATCATCTAGCTCTTTGTCTCCAATGTCGCCCAGACCCTTGACCATTGGCAGTGCTGCGGCAATCTTATCGTATTCTGATATATCACGTAGCAATGCCTGTGAATCGGCAGGCAGATTCTCTTTTTCTGCTTTTTTAATGTCTTTCTTATTCTCTGGTAAATTTAGAATTTCTTCGAGTTTTTTCATATTATTACTTATCG